TACCCATGTGGCACCATTATCAAATGCATTTTGAATTTTCTCTAATGCCTTTGCGTCCACGAAAAAATCATCTTGATATAGAATCTTGATAATTTCTCCTTTTGCATAACTCATCGCAGTATTGATATTTGCTGCTGCTTTGCCTTTCTGATAATAGTATCTAAAATACTTAATGTCAAGTAAACTGGAATGTTTGTCGCACACCTCAAGCACCTTAGTATCCGGACTTTGGTCTGTGATTACAACTTCAAAATCTTGAACAGATTGAAATTTGAGTTCTGTTAAAAGTTGGTCTAAAAACACATGACCATAACCACCCATCTCATATGTAGGAATGCAAATAGAAAATTTCATAGTTTATATCTCTGTAGGTCTAACTTCAAGTCTCTTGCTAACGGCAAATATTGATTTTTGTATGTTGCATACATTTCTTCTTCAGTCATTAAATGACCTGTTCCTAATCCTCTTGCTTTATCACTTTCGGGCATTCTATTTTTGATTTGTAGTTTTCTTTTCTTCAATTTATCGTTATATGGTGACCATCCATACCAAAGAACAACAAGTTCTTCTGTCGTATAATTATAATGCCTACCCATAGGATATGTTATCTCATTTTTATCGTGCAGCAATCTTCCTCTACGAATAGGAAAAGAACCTTCTTTATAGTGTATCCCATATGTCTTTTGTTCTACTAGATGCATATCGTAAGTGGGTTCAATTTCAGGTTCGTTGTCTACCATCGTAATTACTGGAATACCATAACCAAAATTTACAGGTTCACTCGGACCTACTCCAAGATTTACAAATGAAGTCTTTTGTTCATCATAGTCAACCACGATTGATAAATCACCTAGTAAAAATTCTGTAGTGTTTAAACAGATTCTCCAACCATGAATTTCTTTGTCAATATCTTCAATTTCTTCATCGATTTCTCTTGCACCAAAAAACTGATTTCTTGATTGACGAATTTCCCAGTTTGGGCAAATCTCTTTGATAATGTTTACAGAATTATCCGTTGATGCATAATCAATCATGATTCCGTGGTCAAACATATCTTTATGATGTTCTAGCCACCAAGGCATCAAATATTCTTCATTATAAAAATGCGAAACTAGAGTTGGTTTCATACGATTTCGACTTTAGGAAAATATTTCAAAAAGATAACATTATTACTCTTTCTAGATAAAACTTTTTGCTTAATTTCGTCAAAGAAGTTCCATGCAAGAGGAACAATACAAATCTTCTCCGACTCTTCAAGTAATTTATCGGGAGAGTATATAGGAATTCTTGAACCTGGACTATAAAGTTCTTGTTTCAATGGATTATCGTCTACAATATAATCGAGTTTGAATTTAGAAAAATTCAAGAATGTATTTCCTTTTGCGGCAGCACCATATCCGATAACTTTATATCCTTCATTATAGAGTTCATTCACCTTTGCATAAGTTTGTTCTGCAATACTTTTACAGTTTTCAGAATATTGCTTCATTATCTCTTCTGTCAATTCAAACTCTTTATTGATAAATTCTTTTGATTTATCTTTTTTATCTTTTGATAATACAAACACAAAACTTGTTCCATGGACAGAAGTTCTCGCAACATCAATTACATTTAGTCCTGCTCTATTTGCTAGGGCACAAAATGATTTGACACTAAAGAATGAAATGTGTTCGTGATAGATAGTATCAAACTGATTATTTTGAACCATGTCTGCTTGTGATGTTTGAATGAATACACAACCATTATCATTCAATGCAGACTTACACTTTTCTAGAAATTCTTTTGGATAGGTATTATGTGCAAAAACATTTTGTGCAATGATTATATCAAATTTAGTATTGAGTTTATTCAGACTTTCATCTGTCAAATAATCACAAACAATTGTGTGATTCTTTGAACTCAAGGGGTAAAGATTTTCTGCTGGATCAATACCATAAGTTTTATAATCATGTTTCTTATATGCATCTAGTTGAGAACCATCGTTACATGCAATGTCTAAAACGTTTTTACCTTTTGTGTACTGATTCGTAAAAAACACAAACCAATCGAAATAATCTTTTAGTGTTTTTGTCGTTCCACTAACATACAAATAGTTTTTGAATAACAAGTCTGGATCGACTGCATGTGTTAATTGAATATGTGTGCAATCAATGCAGTAATTTGTTCCTAGAGGAAAAACATCTTCAGATTCATTCTTGTCTTTTAGATAACTGTTTGCTAAAGGTTGTTCATTTAAATCTAAAACAAACTTCAGATTGCTACTATCACAACACAAACATTTTTCAATTTTTTTGTACATATTCACCACATAGTCTGTCAAATTCGCCTTTAATGTCTTCATTAATTCTAAAATGAGACCCCGCAAAATAATGCATTCCTACAACTTTACCAAACTCGTTTCTATAAATTTGTTTGGTGTTAACTTCAATATTATCAATTTTCCAACCGATAACTCTCGTATTATTATCTAGTATGTGTTTTCTGAAACGCCATCCAGTTTCTATGAATGATGTCTCAAAATTAACCTCATGTCTATCAACAATCCATGAATACTTTCTTGCAAATTCCGTCTTGCAGAAATAGCAGAACACACAAGGTATATTATCAAATTTACTAGGGTCGTGTCTATCTCTAAATGGTTTGTCACCAAATTCTGTTCCTATTGCTTCATACCCCTGTTCGATTCTTTCTCTCACATACTTACCAATATCTGTGTCAAGAATAAAGAAATCAGAATCGATAATGCAAACAATATCTGATTCGACAAAAGTTAAACCGTAGTCAATAGCAGCACCATGAGAAACACCATCAAATTCATTGATGCTATTTCTACAGACAACTAATTCGTTTGGTCTCGCCTGAATTGGTTTCTTTTCGTGGTCTGGAGTATTGTCAACGATAATAAGTCTATATTCATTTGGATTAAAATTATCAAATAATTCTCTTTGTATTTCTAAGAGATTATAGTTTCTGAATATGACTACAATATAATCAATTTTATCCTTCATAATTAAAATATTTGTCTCTTGTAACTATAACTGGGTTATTATTTTTATAGCAATAGATGACATTTTCAATAATGTCTTCTACAGTATCTTTAAATTTGAAGTCGTATGTTTGCTGAAACTTTGTTGTGTCGGTATTGAAATCGTAGATGCCAGCATAATCTCCTTTATCTATAATTTCAACATTAGTGCGTTCTTTGACTAGATTTGAAATTTGATTGACATTAGAATTGAATGATGCTAAATTGTATATACCTGAATGAAATTTATCAAGTATAACTCTTGTCATCGCCCTAGACAAATCTCTAATTGATAATATAGGACGTGAAACGTGTTTATTGTTTACATTAATTATACCGTTATTTAAAGCAGAATAGACCATAGAATTAATCATTAGGTCTCTTCTAATGACAGGAGAATTACCATTTACTGTGCCAAATCTAAATCCAATGATTTTTCTTCCTTGATTAATCTTATCTCTTGCAATCATATCAAGAGATATTTTTGTCAAATCGTAGTTATTCACAAATTCTAAAGAAAAATCGTCTTCATTAAAAATCTTACCGCCTTTGTTACCATAAACTGATGAACTACTCGCATAGATTATTTTTTGTTCGTTGCTGGTTTTTTCTATCAAGTTTGAGAAATTTCTGACATTATTGTTCCATGGAGATTTTAATTCTCCAGCACAAGAAAGCACACTGGAGTTTCCTGCAAGTAAAATTATGTACTCATAATTCTGCAAATATTCAGAAGATAGGAGATTATAATCAGTATCTCTATCTCCATAATATTCAGAATATATTCCTCGATGAAGTAAATAAGACCAAAGGTGTGAACCGATATATCCTTTACCGCCAATAATCAAACATTTTTTCATGGTATAATAGGCACTATGCAATGTGGATGTTCTGGGTTACCAAAAAGAGTAATCTTGTTGATATGACAATTACTATTGTGAGGTGTTGAATACTTATCTAGTATATCACGCATTCCGTATCCAGACTTGGTAAAGAAATCAAGAAATCTCATTTGTGTATCCCACGCATCTTGAAGTCTGGTTGAATCATGAACAAAGAACAATTCGCCATGTTCTTCTAGAACCTTTTTGCAAATATCTGCACGAATAATTGAATTTGGACAAGACGAGCAGAACTTTCCTGGTTCATATTCATCTACAAAAGTAGATACAAATGGATACTCTGGTGTGCAACGTTCTACAAAGTGTTCGTAAAAATTTGGTTCAAGAGGAATAGAATCGTCTTCAATCAAAAAGAAGTAATCGAAATCATTTAGATTCTTCTTTATCATGTCTCTCCATGCGCCATACGAATAACCACTATTTCGTCTGAATACAATCTCTGCATTCATAGTTTTAATTTGAGAAACAGTTTCTATAGCAAGCATTTTCAATTCGTCACTAATATCATCATTAAAAACAAATGTTGCTTGTTTAATTGGAGTGTCTACACAACGATTTAGAAATTCAACATGTGTTCTGGCAAAGAACATTGGATCATTTCTAAATTTTTCTTGATAACTTGCATAATCTCTATTTGGTCCAATATAAATCACAGGTATATAATTAATTGTATAACTCACATCATCTCCTTAATCTTTTTGATATCGTCCATGTAAAGCAACGATTCCTTCAACCCATATATTTTCAAATTCAACAACATCATCTTTATTTAGGTACTTGTAATATGCGTGTTCTATATCGTATCTTCCATCACAAGATTCAAAGAAATCTTTAAATTTGCTCAAGTAATCATCGATATTGTTTTTATGCATAGACCACAATCTTGTTTCATATATTCTCAACTCTGGAGATATCCAAGATTGTACTGACTTTTTAAAGACATATTTTCCAACAGTTTTTTCATCATATTCTTCAAAGTTAAATTCTTCTGTTATGTTGTGTCTTCCTGATAATTTAAAGATTCTATTGTAGTCAGTCAAATCTATATTATTTTTGATATAATCTAAAGCACCTCTGTATAATAAGAGTTCTGCATGACTTTTGTATCCTAAATTACTTAATTGATATATTGTTCTATCAGTATACGAATCGATAAAAATATCTACAAGTTTTGTAATTTGTTCTTTATATTGACTCGCATCAATAACAGAAATATCGTTTAATATAATGGTACAGTCTGGGATCTTATCTCTAACTGTTTTTATACTATGAATAGTTTGAGCAAATCTATCTTGAACAGGAACAACACCCACTCTAGGATTAATAGCAGAAGTTATTATACAAATATTTTTCATTCTTTATAGAGCATCCAAGAATCATTTCTGAGAAGTTTCAATTTTTCTTCTGAAATATTTTTCTCTTCTAAAAATTGTTTTAATTCTTCGGATACACTAGACATTGAATAATCATGTCCAGCAAATATTCCTCCAACTTTAACTTTTTCATAATAATTTCTTAAATCTCTATGGACATATTCTTGACTATGATTGCCATCAATAAAAACAAAGTCTAGAGACCCATCTTCAATTGTGAGTGCAGCGTCATCAGAAGTCATCATTCGAATTTCTGCTCTATCTCCAGCATCAAGAAGTTCAAGATTTTTTAGAGTAGCATCTTTAAAGATATCTACAATATCTTGAACGACAGGACCGCCGAAATCATCATACTGAATATATGGATCAATACCAATTAGTTTTTGAATGTTGTCACATGTTTCTAGCATATGACAAAAATTTTCTGCATGACAAACACCAATTTCACACCCCACAACATTATCACCTAGTTGTTTGATATAATCATTTAATTCATTTGATGGAAGAAAATCTTTATTGAATAGCATTTTTTTTATCCTTTATAATCGTTTAGTGTATCAATGATATGATTTAAATCTTCGGTACTCAACCACCATCCATTAGGAATACAAATTTGAGTTTTGTCAAAACTTGTTACTCCAGGCAAATCTTTTTCTTTAAACTGAAGAGTGCAATCATACATGTCATTTCTGAAATGAACTGGACTTGATGATATTCCTTTCGACTCAAGATAGTTTGTGAAATGTAGTTTCTTGTCATTCAATACATGCATACTGAATAACCAGAAAGAGCAAGTTTCATCCCAAGGAGGAAGAAATAGATTGCTGTTCTGTACATTACCAATAATATACTTTGTGTTCTTTCTGTGCTTTAACACAGAATCATTTGCAAGTTCTAGATTGCACAAACCAATAGTTGCATTGATATCATTCATATGATACTTATATCCTGCTTGTGCAATATTTTGTGTGCAACGGAATGATTGACCTTTGGTTCTGTCTAATCCGAACCAGCGCAATAGTCTTGCTTCATTTTCTTTTTCTACTGTTGGACAAACAAGAACGCCACCATCACCACTAGTGAGTAGTTTAATTGCTTGTAGACTATAGCAAATATAATCACCACGTTCTACTGGTTCTTTTAAAAATGTATCCCAAGTGTGTGCGGCATCTTCAATGACAGGTACACCAAAACTCTTTAGTGCTTTGAAATCACAAATTCTTCCTGCCCAGTTAACCGCAATAATTGCTTTTGTCTTTTTTGTAATCAGTTTCTTTACCGACTCAGGATCCATCAATCCTGTTACCGGATCAATATCTGCCCAACGAATCTTTGCACCACGATGAATTGCTCCAACTTGAGAAGCAAAACACGTTTGTGGTGTAGAGATAACTTCATCACCAGGTTTTACATCACACAGATGCAATGCAAGGTCAATTGCTACAGTACATGAATTTACTGTAACTGGACGAGTCTTTGTCTTTAGTTGTTGATGTAATGCGTTTTCAAATAGTTCAACCTTAGGTCCTTGACCTATAAAACCTGATTGAAGAACACTTCCTAGTTCTTCGTTTGCTTCAGGCGACATTCTAACTTTAAATAACGGGATCATTTCTATACTCCATGTATATTATATTATCATCTTCACTAACGTAATTAAAACCTAATTTCTTATATACTGTATATGCTCTTTTATTTGTTTTTAGAACTTCAAGTTCTATAGGAAAACCAAACTCTTTTGCTTTTTCAATCATTAAACTGAATAGTTTTGTTCCATACCCTCTATCTCTTTGAGATTCTGTCAATCCACCAGTTAGCAGAGATTTTCCTTTCTCTATTCTTATGTATCCATATCCAATTGGTTGATATTGGTTATAATTGGTATCTTTTCTTAGAATGTATAGGAAGTTATTGTCTTTATCTAAAGAAGAATACCATTCTCTTTGTTGTCGTTCTGAAATCTTGTCTGTAAATCGTGTCATATATTTCCTACATTCATTACGCATTTCTCTGACAAGTTCAACGTCATATCCAGATACAACAGGAGTTAGGTATATTTTTTCCATTATTGTGTCCTATAGACAAACATAGGGGAATCATCTTCTTGATTGTATTTTTCTTTTACAAATTTTTTCCATTCTGGAACTCTGTCGTATTGATGAACAATAGCAAATTCTTCTCCGTTTGCAGTCAATACTTTTCCATTAACAAACTTTGGTTCTTTTTCTGTCAAATATGGTCTGAAAGATTCAATCTTAGATGGATCAACTGTTGTTCCTGCTTGACATGCCCAACCATCAAGTTGTTTCGCAAACACAGTAATATCTTTGTATGGTTGAGTCGAAATTAAAACATTGTATACTGCTTGGTCACAAATAGGAATAGGACGATTGATAGCATTCATAAAAATATTGAATACTAAATCTTTTACATATTCTGCATGACCACCTATGGTTCCAACATTGTAGATTTCATTGTTTTTAAACATTTCATGAACGTATGGACCATATGCTTGCATTAGATTTTCATTACCCCAAGGTTCATCTTTATACATCATTCCTTCAGACCCAGCGACTAACTTCCACCCAACAGGAATATGTTTTTTCAACCAATCGAACGGGTTATTTTGAAAGTAAACATCTCTAACGTCTGTTGTAACAACGTAAGTATACTTTTCCCAATTGTCTTTGAGATAATTGAAGATGGTCAAAAATCTTAAAACGTGAATTGGTAAATTAGACTGAATCATTTCAACAAGAATGAAACCTCTTTTCTTTAGTTCATTTCTTGTATCTTCCGATGCATTTCCTACAACTAAAACTTTATCGACATTGCTCTTACAAACTTCATTGATTGATTCTACCCAAGGTTTTAGTTGATTGTATGTGTAGTTTGTAAATCCACCGATAATTAAATTCTTTTCTGCCATGGGAATTCTCCATTATATTGTTGTTTCATTATAGCATTACCTTTATCAAAGAATTCTTTATTAACAGAACCTTGATTTCCATCTACTCTATAATTACATGTATATAGACCAGTACAATCAAACTTAGGAAAGTGTTGTGCGATTACAGATAAAAATACTCTATCTTGCCCCCAACCACCATGCCATACTGATGCTAATTTTATCATGATTTCTCTAGGAATGCAATAGCTGTTTGTGTCTATATGATTAACTTTTGTCCATGCTTGCCACTTACCTAAACTTTCACAATCGTCATTGCAAAGATAATTATCTTCTTTGTCATAAATCTTTCTCAACGAATGTGTCCATTGTAGATTATTTTTCTTTATATTATTCACGCATTCTTCAACGTGATTATCATCAAACCAACAATCTTGGTCTAGAAAGAAAACATAGTCTTCATTTACCAAGTGAGAGAATGCTGCATATACTCTATGACCATAGAATCCATTTGCACCAACGTTCACAGGCAAATAGCAAACTTTTAGATTTTTATTTCCCAGATAATCACTAACGATTACTCTGACATTACCTTCAAATTTCTGTCCGTCACAGACAACATAACATGTTGTAGGATACGTTTGAGACAAAACACTTTCAATTGCTTTTCGTGATTCATTAACACCTGTGGTGGGTATAATAACAACAGCAGACATAATATTATCCTTTAAACGTCTAGTCCAATCATATCCTTTTCATCTTTACTTCTTAATGCAATCCAATCACTATATTCTTGTTTCCAATTAATATTGGTATAAAATGAAAATTTAATAACTGTTTTTTCGGAGTTAGAAGTTCCTTTTTTCTCTTTTGATGTGACAGCATATGCTATCTTTTTCTGTAGAAGAACTTTATCGTAAAACATTCTAAAATAATTAAATTTTGCAGCTGATGTTTTTCTGCTTGTTAGTTCCAATACCGACTCGCAAATCAGAACGAGATTCTTAATATCTATTTCTACAAGTCCAGTTCTTGATTTTTTATTTGTTGATATAATATTTTTTAGTAGATTATATTTCTTTTTGCTTTCAACCTTATCATCAAATAATGATTCTAATTTTGTACTCATATTATAAGAACCATATTTTAATTTTTTATATACATAATCTAATGCATCTGCGAATTCTTTAATTTCTTTATCGTTGAGTTTTCTTGTTCCGTTTGTTCCTTTTATTTCGTATTTTTGCTTAATTGATGCAGACACTTTAGAATATAGAGCAGGCATCTTTATGATTGTGAGTGTGGCAAAAATACCAAATAGTAGTTTTACTTTACCATAGTATTCTCCAGCAGACGCAATAACAACTCTGTCCATTTTCTTTTGGCCTTCGCCTCTCTGGTAAAACTTCATTGCAATTGATGCTACTGTTGCAGGACCAAGTTCTTCCATTCTGTCTGCACTATTAATCGTGCTAAACCAATTCTTTACGTCTCCGGTGCTAGTAAACAAATCTTTAAATTTTACTGTATTTGCTTTTGCACTTTTAACTTTAGATTTCACACTAATTTTGAATGTTGGTTGTTTGTCTAAAGATACTTTAGTTTCAGGCAAATATGATATCTCATAATCCGTCAATGGATAATTTGCTTTCTGTGGAATATATATTTTCAAAGGAGAAGACTTATTGAATCTTAAATGTTCACAATTTAAGACTTCTTTCAATCTACTGTCGTTTGCTCTCAACAATACTGCCATTTTTATAGCAGAAAGAATTTCAAAGAACTCGGCAGGAACTAAAACTTCACCATTGACTTCTACTGTTTTAGTTGTTGACCCAATAGTGTCATCTAAAAATTTTTCTATTTGTTCTTTTTGTTTGACATCCAAATCGATTGTCTGTATATACTTCTTCACATTCTTAACCATATCTTCTGGTTTCATCCAAGCATTCGTTATCGATGGAGAAACATCACTAGGTTTCAGGCCGGTCTTTGTGAATTTTGCTTCTATTATAATTTTAGAATTGGGAAATTTTATACTACCCTGAGAAGACTCGTTCGGTTTTTCTTTTTTTCTATATTCTGCCGGTATTTTTACTTTTTGTAATTTTTCTGCAATTTCTTGCAAATATTCTTTTCTTTTTCCTTTGTACGGATGAACTTCAGGCAAAGAAAGTATGAAGTTATTTTTATTTGTTTCACTATCATACGTCAAATATGGGTCTGTACTACTAGGATATTGTTTTATCCCAATTTTTTCTAAGGCAGAAATTAATGTTTGTGGTGTTATTGTTGTCATTTTTTCCTTAGAAGAATTCTTCTAATGTTCCTCTATTAAAATAGTGTTCGAAGCTAAGCACATTACCAAAACACCAAATAGGTTCAACATACATCTTAGTCATAAATATATCAAGTTCATCACCAATATCTTTTGGTCTTTGAACTATACGCATACCTATTTGACCAACAAATTTATCTTTAAATCTTTCAATTAAATCATCCGATGCCCGATATCGTTTGTTTTTTATCTTTGGGTCCATAATATTTATCATCATACATCCATTCGATGATAATTTACTCATAGTTTTTTCTGCTACATGAAGATAAAAATTATCTCTCCACTTTTCATATGTATCATACCTCGACCAAGATTGTTCTTCTTCATTACCAGAACCTGTTGCATATTTTTCTGTAGCAAAGTATGGAGGAGATGTAAACGCACAATCCACTTCAGGAATTAAACTCCAATCCATGTCTTCTGCTGGTTTTCTCTGTATGATAATTGTCTTTCTTGGAGATTCAAATTTAAATAGATTAGTCTTTTCTGTAATGACAAATTTCTCACCGCCTTCTAGCAGTTTACTATATTCGATACATTGCTTTTTGTATCGTTCAAACGTTTCTGGATTAGGATCGCATCCATAATATTCTGTTGCATTTGGTGTTGCAAAGAAAGCAGCAAGTCTATCTCCCCAACCGCACGATGTATCTAATATGACATTTGCATTTGTCAACAAGTACAGACATTTTGCAACATGAGGTTTGAATTGAGTCGCAACATAAGCACCCAGACGAAATGCTGCATTGTAACTACTAATACTCAACTCATCATTGTTCATTCTCCAAAGAGGAGACAGTAGTTGTTCTAAATCAATTCCTTTTGTCCATCTATCATAAGGAGATTCAAAAGACCAACCACCACAACGATATCTTAAATCACGATGAAAGTAATTTGAGCAATCGTTATATGAATGTCCGTTTTGAATTACACCCATACCATATTTCTCATATGAGTATGTGTAATCATCAAACTTTTCGATTACTTTATCTTTAACTTCATCGTGAGTAAGAAAATAACTTCTCAAATCTGTTCTCAACAGAGACAGAAAATTGTCCTGCATTTCACGATAAGTTGTCACTTGAAATGGAAATGTAGGTTTATTATTGATAATATATTGCGATAACTCTTTTCGAATTTGTTCTTTTGAATACTTTTCGTTGAGTTCTTTCCACATTGCTTTGGAGATTAAAGGCGGTCCTCCATTATTGCAATATGACGCAAAATCAATCATACTTTAAATCCACTAAAGTTCTTTTTAAATTTGCTTTGAATCTCACGATTACCAAATGTATTTAATGGCTTATCGTCTTGATTAGAATCAACGATTCCTTCTTGTGCAGATTGTTCAACATCATATAGTCGCATCTTTGCTCTGTCAACACCAATAACGAATCTCTTGTTTGCTGTTGGGTCAGAATATCGATTCTTCAATTGTTTGACCATTAGTTGTCCAAGTTCTTCAAGTTCGTCTGATGTAATCAATGCAAACATCAAATCTGCTGTTGCAGGAAGACCGAACGATTCGGATGTGTCTTCAAGTCCAGGATCGCTGTTTGTAAATCCTGACCGGGTAGTTTGGGTAGCAGAAACAATCGGCACATTAAACTCGACCGCAAGACCTCTAAGTTCTTCTGCAATTGCTTTGACATAGGTGTATGAGTTAACATTTGCTCCTGCTTTAATACGAGAAGAGCAACAGATATTGAGATAATCGATAAAAATAATGTCAGGAGTAAAATTACGTTTGAGATTAAGTTCATTCAACAATGTCCTGAAGTGAGTTGCGGATGCAGTTGCGGTTGGATATTCTTTGATGATAAGTTTGCCTGTGGTCATCTTACGGACACGATTGACTTTCTTATCATACATATCCTTAGGAAGTTCAATCAATTCATCAACAGTAACATTCAAAAGATTTGCATCAATACGTTCTGCAATCTTCTCTTCTGCCATTTCAAGAGTGATATACAAAACATTCTTTCCTTGTGTCATACATCCTGCTGCAACATGACACATGAACAATGACTTACCAACACCAGTACCTGCAAGTGCAACATTCAAAGTCTTTGATGGTAAACCGCCTTTAGTAATCTTATTGAAGTATTCTAGGTCAAATGGAATTCTTGCTTCTTTACGATGATAGAATTCGTATCGTTCATCTGAGTTTTCAAGATAATCATGCCCAACAGAATTGTCAAAACTTACTGCCAACGCGTCAGAAAGAATCTTGGGAATCGCACCTTTTTCTTGCGTCTTGTCTTTGCCGTCAAGAATTGATATTGAATTAAGGACCGCAAGATAGATTGCCTTCTCTTGGCAGAAAATTTCTGTCTTGTCGATGAGCCAAGAAGAATCTGATTGCTCAGTTTTATGTAACTCTTTAATGCAATCTTCGCATTTCTGTACTTCATCGTCTGTAAGATTTTTCTTTTCTCTGACGGCAAGTGATAATGCTTCAATCGGTGGCGGATCATTGTAATCATTCGTAAACTTCTGGATCTCATCAAATATTACTTTCTCTGTTCTATCAGTAAAATATTCAGATTTTAGAAATGGAAGAACCTTTCGCAAATAGTCTTCATTGTGAATCAGGTTCCTCAAAATAATCTGTTCTATCTTCATCAACACTTCCTTCGTTATTCAATTGTTTCGTCATCAAATGAGTCAACAAGTCACCAATAGCATTTTTAAAATTCGTATCTTCTTCAATACCTTCGATTGATGATTCTATCACATCATAATTAAATTGTAAATATGCTTTGTCATCTTCTTCCACTACTCCTACCTTACCATATTTGTAGACAACTCCCTCATATTGACCAGATAGTAATCTAATATGAATACTTTCTTTATCATTGTCTGGAAAAATATAGCAGTAATCAACTCCTTCTATCATGCTTCTGTCTCCTCAAATGCGTTATGAATTTCATCGTCAGAAATAATATCACCAGATGCAATCAAGTATTTCTTTTCGATAAAGTCTCTAAATGTCTTTTGCTGAATAATAGGCAACCAAAAATCTTTGGTGTCAACTTCTTTGATACGATATTTCTTTTCTTCAATAACACCATCACTATTAACTTTAGAATACCAACCATTGCTTGGTTTAACAATATGTCCAGATTCTAGTGCAAGTTCAAGTAGACCAGACCACTTACTGATACCTCCTTCAAACGATACAGTAACAGGAATCTTTGACTTTTCTTTTACATAACGAGACTTTTCAACATTGATGATGAAGTTATATCCAACAACGTCAGTTCCTTCTTTTTCTTGCTGACGACCAATGATGTAAATATTGTCTGCCGAATAATATGATCCAGTACCACCACCAACAATATCTTTTGGATACAAACCAATTTCTTTGTATGTGTGATTGACAACAACCATTGGAATATCTTTGAGAGTCAAGTGTGGAGTCACCATACGGAACAAAGACTTGAGTTGCTTTGCTCTTGACATATCAGCAACAGACTTGCCTTCTAGTGCATCGTCAACTTCTTTCTTCGATGCTAGATTGCCGATAGAATCGATAATGATAATGACTCTTTCTCCTCGTTCAATCTGTTGCATCTGACTCATAATATCAAACTTCAATTGTTCAATGTCGGTAATCGGAGTATGAAGAACTCGGTTAGTATCAATACCAAAAGATTCAAAATACTTTTGTGGAGTACCAAATTCAGAATCATAGAATAGCAATGCTGCATCTTGATACTTGTCAAGATATGACTTCGCCATCAATAGTGAAAATGAAGTTTTGAAATGCTTTGATGGTCCTGCCCACATCGTGAGACCAGGAGTTAGACCACCATCGATACGACCAGATAGTGCAACATTGATGATAGGAATAGATGTGGGAATCATATCCTTGTTACTAAACAACTTAGATTTAGACAGAATCTCAGTTTCTTTAATGCTGCTATTTTTCTTCAGTTTATCAAGAATACTCATGTTTTACCTCACGCAAAAAAATCTTCAAGGGAACTTTGTTTTTCTAAAGTCCAACCAATACAGTCTGAAATAACTTTTACTGGTTCTACAAATGCTTTTTCGAACTGCATATCATAATCGATATATTTCTCTAGGTCAAATTCTTTAGGCAGTCTTACTGGAAAAGATATGACGGTCTCTTTGAAAGGATTAGGCATCTTCAGATAAGAAAACTTAATCTTCTCGCCTTCATTGATGAATGGATATTTTTTATTGAGACCTTTGTTTTTGATTGCATTATTATATATGATTGCACCCTTAACGTGAATGGGTGTACCTTTGGTATACAACGTTACTGCATCAGAATACTTGCCAATACCACGAATACCTCTGGGGAATGAGATTTCCTCTGGTGGCAAGTTCTTAAACTTCTCTTTAGATTCTGCAATATATTTGTGAAGTTCTTCTTCTGTGCCTTTCATCATAATGTCAACAGACTTTTCCATCATCTCACGAATCGGCATGGGAGTTGAAGACTTCACCATTTCAAGACCCATAACTTTCATTTTGGGTTCTGAATATTGAATACCTTCATTATTATATACGTTTAGAATGTATCGTTTCTTTGCTGTCCAGATGCCTTTGTTCGCAAGTGCTTCACGTTTCATCTGCATCTTTTGGTCATATGCATTTACATAGTCAGCAAGTTCCTGATAACTCTCATCAATGAAAGGTTGAATTTTAGATTCACAGACCTTATCCATGAAGGCGATAACTTTGTCAGTATTTGTTGTCTCCGTATGCACCTTATGAACAAGCGGACCAAGCTTGAGATATATCGAATCTGTATCCGATGCAATAACATAGTCTTCATTCTTTTCACCAAGAAGATTGTTCATATATTCGTTGAGTTTCTTTTCAATCCAACGAATAGAAAGTTGACCCGCTAATGTAATTGCTGATGCTTGTCTCACATCAAAGAAACGAAAGAACTCATTACCCAAAGCACCATAAGCGGAGTTCAGACATACTTTCTTTGCTAGTTGTAGGTTATTATATCTAGCAATTCTCTTTTCAATTTCAAACCGTTTCTTCTTGTCGGTTTCTTTTTCTAGTTCTTGCTTTGCTGTCAATGCTTTTTTCTTATAGACCTTTCTATCCTCATACATTTTCTCCATCATCTTCGGAAGAAAACCTTGAATGTCAGTTCTGAAGAATTCGGCATTGGGAGTAATCGTCATTTTAAGATTAGACAAAATACTGGTATCAAGTTTTTTGCTGAGAAGACTATTAACACTTGCAGAATTTGACAAATCTCTCATTTCAGTAGTGTAATCTTCTTTCTCAACAAGAGTCTCAGGAGAGATATTGTATTGCATAATCAAATGAGGATATAGACTGTTCAAGTCAAAAGATGCAATCCAATCGTGCTTACCAACTTGGGGGTCTTTAACATACGCACCTTCATATGCTTCATTCTTGCTATTCTCCATTCGAGGAGGAACGATAATATTATCGTTCTTCAAATGATTATAGATTAGAGTGTCCCACATACGAACTTGTGCGAAAACATCATCGTAATTTGTTTTGCTATCGTATGCAAGAGTCAATGCCAATTCAATCAGTTTCAACTTGTCTTCTAGTTCCTCTACAAGTTCAACGTCACGAATATTATATTCGATAAACTTTTGATAATTTAGTCGATAGAGTTGATGTAGAGAATCATATTCTTCATATGCAATTTTGTTCTTGCCAAGTTCTACACTTGCAATACTGTCGAGTTTATATGATTCTTGTGATGCACCACCGGGAGCATACTTTCGATACAGTTCGATATAATCAAGCATTGCAACACCGACCATATCATAAACAATATGATCCTTTGCCATGAGAACTGCTTTACGTTCAGAAATATAATTCCAAGGAGAAAGAGTCTTTGCATCTTTCTCCCCAAGAATTCTCTTGAATCGATTAACTAGATATGGAAAGTCAAAGAACTTGATATTCCATCCGGTGATGATATCGGGATAACGAGAAGTCCAGATTTCAAGAAACTTCTTGCAGAGAGTCCATTCGTCTCTGCACTTGATATATGTAATTGCTCCTCTATCTGTCTTATAGTCACCACAACCAAAAACAAAAGTCATACCACCCATGAACTTCAAGGTGATTGCTGTAATTGCTTCTGTTGCGTCATAGGGGTCAGGAAATCCGTTTTCTGAACCAACTTCAATGTCTATCGTTGCAATAGAAATTTTTGATTGGTCCCACTCGACTTCTTTAGGATGAGTGTCAGCAATGAAAGTATATTCAAATCTTGTATTACCGTAAACTTTCTTATTGTCTACATCTTCATTTCGTTTTACATAATCTCTTGCATCACGAATAGAATCAAATTTAAATTCATGAAGATATTCACCATACAAACCCGTAAACTTTGTGACTTTGTTTACGGGTTCGTACAGTTTAGGTTGATACTCAATTTTTTTACATACTCTCTTTCCGTTTACGATTCCTCGAAAGAGAATATTGTTTCCAATACATTGAACGTTAGTATAAAAATTGGTCATCCGAGAATGAGATCCTTCTTAGCAAGTACGATACCTGAACCGAAAATACTATTATAATTGCTAATGAAATCTTCTGCTGGCATATATTCGTAGACAACATTCATCTTTGCAAGTGTCATCTTACTTCCAGTCTTCTGTTCTGCGTGAATTGGAAAAGGAGTAAATCCTACATTGGGGCGGCCGTCTTGACCTCGAACAACAGCAATACCTACCGGATTAACAATATGATAATCAAACTCAGATTCTTGTTCTACCTCTGCAAGAACTTCTTCTCCTGTGATTAACTTAAATGCTTTGATGTTCATAATTGCCTCATGAGAAAGTGGAGCGGGTAGTGGGAATTGAACCCATCCTCTCTGGCTTGGAAGGCCAGGGCACAACCACTATACCATACCCGCGGTTGATTTTGGATTGAATAAATACTTATAATCAATCACTAAAGAAAGAAACAAATGGACTTCTTTAAATTGGTTGCTGATGTAGGATTTCCTATGGCAGCAGCAATTTGTTCGGGGTACCTAGCATTTCTTACTTTAAAGTTCATTCTATCAAGTGTATTGAGTTCTGTCAAGAGCTTAATAGGTATAATTAATGCTCTCGACAACAGGGTTAAAACAATGAATAACGATGTTATTAGAATCGACACTTTAGTATCGAATGCTTTAGGTGTTGAGCCTGACATAGAAAGAATCTCAAGAGCAGAAAAAGAAGGCTCTAGAAAGGACTAACATGAACATCGTAGAATTCATCAATAAGTATGGATTCCCTATTGTAGCCTGTTTCGGAATGGGTTACTTAATTTATTACGTCTGGATTTGGACAACAAAAGAAATAAAACCTGTTGTGACTGAAGCAAATAATACTCTTATTTCTCTTGTTGACAGAATCAGAATGCTCGATAATGACTTGATACGTTTGAATCAAAAAATTAAAACAATCATTTCTTTGACACACAAAGAAAAATAGTTGGTGCGAGAGACGGGACTCGAACCCGTACAGATTTCTCCGGCAGATTTTAAGTCTGCTGCGGCTACCGATTACGCCACTCTCGCATTAACTGGTCCTCCCGACAGGATTCGAACCTGTAACGTGCCCCCATCTAGAGCCAATGCCGGGTATAAGCCGGGTGTTTTACCATTAAACTACAGGAGGAAAAACTTAAATAATCTGTTTCAATCTGTCTGCTGCATAACTAGCAGCAAACGCCTTAGGTTTAACAAACGGTACTACATTACAAGTACCTTTGATATAACCGATTGCTTGTTGAACAACACAAGAAGAACCATGCATTTGATTGGGATTGATATCCAAATGAACTTCTACATGACGGTCTTCAAGAACATCAGATAGTTTTTGAAATAGTTCAGATACCTTATAAACTTCATTCATCAATCGCATAGAAGGTTTGTCTTTGCGTTGGTCATAATCTTTTTCTGTCGATACTTCTCCAAAAATCTTACATCCATGTCGACCTTCTAGATGAACAACAATAGCAACAGTATAATCAGCATACCAAACTTCTTTTGAAATGTATCGTTCTGAGTCAGCACCTAGATAAATCTTAGTATCGGGACCTTGTTCAGAAATAAACTGCTTCACTTCTTCAAGATTGAGTTTTTTCATTGCTGCTGCTTTCATCAAAGTATGCTCGTAGTATATATCATACTTGGACAAATGTCAAGAAAAAAACCGCCCGAAGGCGGTTTCTTACCGACTCAATAAAGATTAAGCATTTTCTGCTGTGTAATTTTCAAGAGTCTTCTTAAACTTGTTAGCATGACTGCGTTCTGCCTTTGCTAGGGTTTCAAACCAATCAGCAATTTCTTCAAACCCCTCATCTCGGGCGGTCTTCGCCATACCTGGATACATATCGGTGTATTCGTGTGTTTCGCCTTCGATTGCTGAATGGAGTGCCTCGGAAACAGAATTGACTTGTTCTCCAGTACCAGGATCACCAGCACCCAGAGTCAACAGATATTCCATATGACCATGAGCGTGACCAGTTTCGCCTTCTGCTGTATTACGGAATACTGCGGCGACTTCAGGAGCACCTTCAATATCAGCCATATTTGCAAAATACAAGTAACGGCGATTTGCCATAGATTCACCAGCAAATGCTTCCTTCAAACACTCTTCAGTCTTAGACCCTTTTAGATTCATTCTCTTCTCCTATCGCTCAAAAAAACCGAGACGTACTTTCGCAGAGGTCTCGGGCATATTATATGTATATATGCTTAGCGTGCAGCAATATACATGGTAACTTCAAATCCAAAACGCTTGTCTTGTGCAGTTGGCTTAGTCCACATATCAATCTCCTTAATTAAGAACTCACACAACGTCTGTGTGTACTCATATTTAATCACATCTTGAGTTTTTGTGCATCGTACAACTCACTAAACACAAGTAATGAAAATTATTAGTCTACTTCCATCCACTCACCATCCGCCTTGAACTGAACTTTGTAGATTAATTCTAAGTACGTTATATGTGAGTGATTTAAAATCAATCTTCCTCGATGGTCTCTTTGAAGATGATATACATTGCCAGGAACTGGCTTGAATGCATAATTTGCCTGGTCGATTAGAAGAGCCAAGTCCATTGCCCGTCTTATTCTCTCATATTCTTTAACTATAATTTCTGCTTGCTTTTGTAAATAAGCAACCTTTTCATTATATCGATTTACTGATTGACTGAGATTATATGACTTTACATCTTCTACATTGACCGGAGCAAAATATACACTTCCTACTTCGGTTGGATATGATAAAGAATTTCTATCTAAACCCGCAACATTTAACTCTTTTGGTAAGTCCCACGGGTTTTTCAAAAGTTATTCCTCAATAACTCCAACAACTTCATCGATATGAATCTTATACAAGTCATCACCAATCTTGTGAGCTGCATTCCAATTCAACAAAATGATATCTCCTTCTTTGAGTTCATCAACTTCAGTTCCTACATTCAACACCTTTGCTCGTTGTGGTCCACTTGCTCTGGTCAAGACAATACCAGATTGAGTAGTTAGGTCTTGTTCTACAACACGAACAACAACATTGCGTCCTAATGCTCTAATTTTCATTTTAAATTCCTATTCATAAAATTATTATATAAAATGCTTTCTTTTTCGTATGCTTCTTTTTCCCAAGGATACTCAAAATAACTTGACAATTCTCTATCGAAAAATGTTCCTTTCCAATATTCTAGAGTATCATCAATTTCTTCTAAAATATACTGCTTTATATGAATCATTTCATGTGCTAATATTTTTAGCATTGGTTCTTCATATTCTTTTGCAAGGTAAATTGAAAATTCTCTCGGTTTACCTTTTGTATTATAATCATCAATATCAACAAATGCAGCTTTGTTCTTTACATTGTATCGATAAAAATTTACTGTTATGGTGCAGTTATTTCTGATTCTTTTAGAGTCAATCAAACAAGAGGAATAGTAATCTACAGCAGACTCAACTTCCTTCTTTAGATTCTTTGGACAATTTCTTACAATTATCTTCATTAAAGAGTTCCGTACTGTTACCTTGTTGTGCATCTCTGTATACGTTGTTATATGTAATCTTGACAGGATCAAACCAATCTTTTAGCAAATTTTTAACTATATTCTTATCAAAGTATTTGCAAGAAAAAACGTCAAGATATAGGTCACCATTGTCATCAAGAAAATGCGCCATAATGTTTGACGTTTCAATTAGTTGGATTGCTGTCCATCCTGCTTTATCAGTACCATCTGCAAAGTGTACAAGTTGAGGTTCACCATAAGGAACCATATCAATTTCTTTTACAATCTCTTTTATAAAAGATGCAATATATTCTTTATCTCTTGCCTTATTATAATCGCAGCACATCGCATTCAAAATAAGATGTTGTCCCCAATATTCTACTGGTGTTTTATTTCTCATGTTTTATCACCTCTATGCCGCATTTCTTTAAGAAGTCTATACCATCATTGAGTCTATAGTTATCAGCATAATAGACTTTTTTGATCCCAGCTGTATATATCTGCTTTGCACAATGAATACACGGAGAGTGTGTCAGAAACATTGTTGAATCTTGCCCCGACTCTGAACACTTTGCTAACTTTGCGATTGCATTTGCTTCCGCATGAAT